GGCATTGCCTATAGCCTCAATTTGGATGGTTCCAGCCGCGTCGGCACCAGCCAGCTTCCTTCGTTGAACTTCGCTGCTGACGTGACCGCGCCTTCATCTGGCCGTCGCGTTTTTGCGGGCGCGGCATCCAGCGTGGGTACGCTCACCTCGTCTGACACGGTGACTTGGAACGGGCTTGTCGGGCTTTTGACGACCGCCAAGCGCAAGCGCATCAAGCCGATCCGTTCTGGCGGCAGGGATTATTACGCGGTGCTGCTCTCTACCGAGCAATGCCGCGATCTTCGCCGTGACCCGAATTATCAAACCATCGTCAGCCGCGCCGGCGTCAGGGGTGATGCAAACCCGCTGTTCAAGGGCGCGACGGCCGTGGTTGAAGGCTTGGTGATCTACGACCACCAGAAGGTGCCGACCACCTTTGGCTTGGCCGGCGGTTCCAAGTGGGGCTCGGGCGGCACGGTTGACGGCGCCCAGGCGATCCTGATGGGGGCGCAGGCATTGGGCTTCGCCACCATTGGCGAAACCGAATACAACGAATCCGACAATACCGACTATGGCAATCGCCCTGGTATGTCTGTCGGGCGCGTGGTCGGTTTGCTCAAGCCGCAATTCCAATCGGTGTTTGATGCCCGGTCCAAACAGGATTTCGGCATCATCTCTTGGTACACGGCGGCCGCCGCCTAATCAGGCAAGGCCATCATCTGAGAAAGGCGTCAGCCCGCGTGTAAGCGGGCGTGGCGCCTTTTTCATTTCCAGCCCCTCAACCTTTTTCGATCAAAAGGAGGTTTCCCGTGAGCGGAACCCGTTATATCTACCAATTGCAGCTTCAAGACTTTGTGCGCGGTGGGCCGGTGGCAAGCGCGGGCGGCGCTGCGATCATCTGCCAACCCGGCACGGCCCGCAAAGCCTCGCTTTTCAATCCTGACACGGGGGCAGCTATTGCCAATCCGATCAGCTTGACGCGCGGCAATATGCGGTTTGCCACCGATCTAACCATCGCTACCGTGGACATCTACGGCTTTGCGCCCGATGGCGGGTTTTTCGTCTTTCGCGGCGCGCGGCCGGGCGCCGATCCTGAAATTCCGTATTCCATGGATCAGGTGCAGCACACGGCAGTCATCCCTTTGGCGGCGCCGGACTTCACCGCCGCCACGGAAGGCACGACTGGTCTGCAATTCCCGGCAGGCGCGCTTTTGTCGCCAGCAGCGGCATTGCGTGTGACGGTTCTGGAAGGCTCGCGCACCATTGAGGTCGGCCTGCTTTCTTCGGAAAGCGGCGGCGACGCGGATGGCCTGCTTGATGCGGTGTCTCTGGCAGCGGTTGGGACCATTGCCCCAGCCGTTTCCGGCACTCCTACGCTTGGCGCGCTGCTGGTCCAAAACTTTGCCACCACGCCCGCGGTCAACCTGCCTGACACGCACGCTATCGGCCCAGCCGCGGCGCGCACGATCAGCGCGACCTTCTCCGCATCCTCGGCAACGGCGCAAGCATTCGCGGTGTTGCCGTATGTCAGGCCGCATATCTGATTGCGGCGATGGCCTTGGCGTTTCGGCGCCAAGGCCGCGCTTTCCCTGAAACAAAACGAAAGACCAAAGCATGTCTGAGAGCATCATTACCGTGACCGACGACCAGTGGTCCGTGTCGGACAACAACGCCAAAACCGAGCCGCGCACCCATGAGCCGGTCGCCGGTTTTTTCTACAAGCTGACCGCGCAAAGCAGAACTCCGATGCCGCGCCAACATGCGGCGGTTTTCCTGCGCGATCCGGCGTTTAAGGTTTTCGACGAGCATGGCCAGCTTCAAGCTGCATTGCCGGAGCAATTGAACCTGCGCGCGACCAAGGGCGGCATTGTGCTTCAGGAAGGCCAAACGGTTGCCATCTATGATGACCTGACGACCAAGGCGCTGTTTGCCCGGTGCGTGGCCCGGCCAGGCGGCCATGAGGTCAACCCGAAGGATCGGGCGGCGATGGTCGAATTTCTCAAGACCGCCCCCACGGTCGTTGAATTGCCGCGCAGTCAGCGCGCCCGCGACATGACCAGCGATGCCGAAACCAATCCCGATCAGTTGCCGGACGACGTGACGGCGCGGATGATGGGCGCCCAAGATGCACTCGCGCGAGCGGGCGCAACCGGGCCTCAGCGCGATCCGCTTGAGATGGGCGCCTGATAAGCCATGGCCGGCGCGCTGACCATTGGCCAGATTTGCGAACGGGCGCTTCGCAGGATTGGCGCCTATGCGATCAATGATGATGGCGCGCGCCAGGTGGAAACCGAAGAGGCGCGCTATTGGCTAGACTTGATTGTGGGGCATGTGGCAGCGCGGCGCCGGACTTGGTGGCTTATTCCTCAGACGGCCACACTGACCCTCCTTGCGGGCCAATCCTCTTACCCTCTGACGGCTGGCCTGGGCGCCACCCAAGGCGTTCAGCATGTGGTTGATGTGTGGGCGACTGACACGCAATCGGGCCAGAAAAGCCCGGTGACGATTGGCCGGCGCGACGAATGGGATGCGCGCCAGCCCAGCGAGGGCGATGTGCCGGCTATGGTCTATGTGGATCGGACGGATGATCCGGTACTGCATGTGTGGCCGACGCCGCCCGACAATCCGCGCTTTACCCTGGCCGTGACGTTCCAGCGGTTTTCCACAGACGTGCAGCAGGGGCAGCTTTCCACAGAAATGCCGGACCTGCGGCAGACATGGAATCTCTACCTCATTACCGCCCTGGCCTACGAGATTGGCAACGGGCCGGTGCGCAAGCTGCCTGCGGATGAGGTGGCGGAACACAAGCTGCGGGCAGCGGAATTGCTGCGCGATCTGGAAGATTACGATGGGCAAGAGCAGGCCGGGCAACCGCGCCAGATTGCCTACAACGAGTTCTGAGGAAGGCCGGACATGCAACGCGCGCTTCTGGCCGATTTTTCGCTCAAGAACCCATATTATGCGGCGGCCTCTGTGACCGTGTATGAAGTCAATGAGAACCTTCAGCAGACGGAAGCGGTGGCAACGCTTTTTGCGGGGCCGACCGGCGCGACACTGCGGCCTAATCCGATTGCTCTGGACAGCGAGGGCAAGTTTCCTGGCCCGATTTATGTTGAAAAGCCGGTAATTATGGTTGTGACGGTCGCCGCCTATATCTGCATCAAGACCTGAGCGAAGGATGAATCGTCATGCCGCAATTTCTCCGCGTCGCTGAATTTGATACATGGCGTCTAGGCTATGCTGGCGCCACCGTGGAAGTCGTCGTTGCCGGCACCACTACGCTTGCGGCGGTCTATACCGACCCTTTGCTTTCGGTCCCTGCGGCTAACCCGCAGGTACTACAGACATTAACGGACGGCAACGGGAACACTTATGGGCGGTTTGCTGCTCCGATCTATGTGGGTACGTCCTATCAGCTTGTCATCAATGACGAGGGCATCACCGGGATTAACCAGTTGCCGCTTGGATCTCTGGTTGGGGCTAATGTGTCTCTGTCAACCGTCCTTTCTGCGCGGTCAGGCGCTTTAGCCAGAACGCTGCAATCAGTTTTCGACGACACAATTTCAGCGTTGAATTTTGGGCCGCTTCTTTTTGGCTCCCCGTCCAACAATACGACGGTGCTCACGGCGGCCATTGCGGCGGCTGCGGCTGATGGTGGCGGCGTGGTGCTGCTGCCGAAGGGTATCTTTGACCTGACAACCCTATCGCTCCCCCAAGGGGTTCGCCTGCGCGGCGCTGGGCGCGGCACGACCGAATTGCGCAGTGCCCAGGGCCAGGCGGTTGTGACCATGGCCGGAGCGAACGCCGGGCTGGAAGATTTGACCCTAAACGGGGTCAATGCGGTGACAAACTCGGTCGGCGTCCGCGCTATCAACAAGGCCAATCTGGCGCTGCGCAATGTGGCTGTCAGCGGCTTTGCGACCGGGCTGCATATCTCGGGCGGTGACGGCGTGGCTTTTGAAGAATTGCATGTGTCGGCTTGCACCAGGGGCGCCTATCTGGCGGGCGAATTGCTGCCAGGGCAAGGCGGGGCCGCCCTCCGATCCCTGGAATGGCGCGGTGGTTCGGTTGCGTCCTGCATCAGTGCCGGTTTGGTGGTCGAGGGTGTGGACGCTGAGGCGCAGAACCTTGTGTTTGAGCAGGTGTATTTTGACGCCAATGCCGCGGATGCGGTGACAATCACGGGCGGGCGGAGCGTCATGTTTCCGGCCTGCTTCTGGCGCGGCAATATCACCAATTTGAGAATTGAAGATGGAGCAAACCTGGTCAACAGGGCGGTGAATACCAGCCGATCGGTACGGGTGCTGGGTGGGCGCATGGATGGCGGCGACGTCCGCTTCAATGGCGAGTGCCGGGCTGTGGTGTTTGACAATACCGAATTGCTTGGCGTGTCGCTCATCGCCTCGGTTCCAGCCGAGCCGATCATCTTCCGTGATTGCTTTGAAAACTCAGCCGTGCAGCAAACTGGCGCGGTGGAGCGCCTTGCGCGGCTGAAAACCAATCGGCGTGGGCGGTTCCGCTTGACGACGACCAACAACACGGCAACCGCAGCTTGGCAGATTGAGGTTCCGCCTGGTGATGTGGTCCGCATCCGGGCGGATTTGGTCGGCCGGCGCATGAATGGCACCGACAATGCCAGCGGCGCGGTGGAGGGCGTAGTGACGCGCCCTGGTGCGGCCCTGGATTTCAATAGTGCCAGCACGACGCTTACGGCGGGGTCAACCGTGACGGGCGCCACATCGGGCGCCACGGCCCGGGTTATTGCTGTGACCCAGGTCAGTGCTGCCGGCACGATCACGCTGCGCGATGTGGTGGGCACGTTCCAGACCGGCGAGAGTTTGGTTTTTAGCGGCGGCTCAACCGCAACTGCCGCAGGCTCCGTCGTCACAGGCAATGCCGCGTTGGTGATTTCTGCGGCCGGCGTGGCTGCCTCACTGGGCACATACGCAGTGGCGATTGATGCGAGCGGGGCGCTGGCGCGAGTGATGATTACAGGCACCGCAAGCCACACGGTTGAGTGGGAACTCATGGTTGATTACCTCATGGCGGGCCTGCGCTAATGGCGCAATGGGCCAACTTCCCCTGGGAGGAAGCCATGTTTACCAACGCGGATGAGGCGATCTTGCGCCGCCGCGTGGCCGTGGCGGAAAACCTATACAGCAATAGATCAGGGGGCTGGTCCCGCTTTCCTGGCCTGCGGCCGTGGTTGTCCCTGCCAGGACAGGGGCGCATTACCCTAAAATCGTGGCGCGGGGACTTGGTGGCTGTTGGGCAAGGCGGGCAAGTTTGGCGCATTGGGAGCAATGCGCAGTTCCAGAACGTAACCGCGACCCCAATTTCCGGAGGTGGTAGGCCAACCTTTGCCGCCACGGAAGAAAGCCTAATCATTGCCGCCGGCGGGCCGATCGTGGCCCTTGATTCTGGCGCCACGCGGCTGCTTTCTGCCCAGGCACCAACCTCAACGCATGTGGCTTGGATTGATGGCTATCTGGTGGCAATTGAGCCCTATAGCGGGCGCTTTCGCTACAGCGAGCCGGGCGGCTATGACGTGTGGGACGACCTTTCGGTGTTTACCGCCGAGGGCAAGCCTGATGATTTGGTCGCGGCGGCCGTCACGCCCTTCAATGAACTGCTGCTTGCCGGGCCGGAGAGCATTGAGCAGTTTGAAACGCTTGCTTCTGGCGATCGCCCTTTCTTTCGGCGGTGGATGACTGGCGACGGCTTGGCCCACCCCTACACGCTGGTCACGGACAAGATGGGCACCTTCGGGGTCAATCAGTCTGCTGAGTTTGTGCGCTTCCAGGCGCAGGTGACGCGCACTCAAGGCGACGACATTGCACTGACCTTGCAGAGCATAGACGATTGGACGGACGCATGGGCCGATAGCGTGTCCATCAAGGGGCAGCGGTTCATTATTCTTCAGGCGCCGAATGCCAGCGCGCCGGGCTATGATACTCGCGGCGTCACGTTTCTGCTGGATATGAACCGCGGGCGCTGGTCGTTCCTGTGGGGCTATGACCGCACAACTGGCGGCTATGCGCGCTGGCCTGGCTGGTCCCTGGAAGAAGCCTGGGGGCGGGTGTTTGTAGGGGTGCAGGACGGTATCGCGGAATTGGACCCCACCTATTACGAGAACCTTGCCAACCCCATGCGGTGCCTGATCCGCAGCGCCCATGTGGATGAATTTGGCTCATCCCGGCTTGATGATGTGCGGGTGCGGCTTCGCATGGCCGGCAATGATTTTGCATTTACTCTGTCCGAGGGTGGAGTGCGCCGCATTTCCGAATATGGATTTGTGCGCGTGACCGAGGACGGCCGGCCGCGCGTCGTCGGCGATCAATTGCAGGTGGGGCCGACCGCTCGATTTGGCGTTCGGATGCGCCGTGACAATGACATCTGGACCCGATGGGTCTGGAAAACCATGGGCCGGCCGGCAACCGAGCGGATGGTCGAGAGTTTTGGCGGTATGGGTTGCGCGCAGACTTGGCAAATGGAGATCTCATGCAGTGATCCGGTGCCGTTTGAGTTTGTGACGGCACAGATATTGGTCGAGCGGCTGGGGCATTGATTACATGGTAAGCAGAAAAAACACGCTAGGCCCGCCGCCGAGGATTTCTCCCGATCCAGGCGCGGCCCTGGCGGAAATTCAGGCGTACCTACAAGACTTGTATAACACGCTAATTTTATCGGATCAGTTTTTCCCTCGTTCGGAAACGACTGATTTCAGCCGCACGGTTTTGGATGATGATGGGGCGGAGCAGGCGCGAGCGACCCTCGGCGCAATGCCAAGGCCATCTGCGACAGCTTATCAGGAATTTGGCGGCGGTGCGGCGAACGTGGCTGCGGTTTTGCCAAGCGGCGGCCGGTGGCTTTGGTTTTTGGTCCACGCCAACGCGCCAGCCCGCACGATAGCGACGCTGACTGCCGGCAAGAATGATGATGGTGGCAGCGTGGTCGCTGCGGCCAATGCGGCGCTCATGTATTTTGGGGTTTGCTGGCGCATCGAATAGCGCGGCTCGACTCTTTTTCTGAAACAGTCTTTTTGATGGAGAGCGCGCCATGAGTGGTGTTCGGATTTCTCAATTATTGTCTGCCGCAAGCGCGCAGCCAACCGATGAATTGGAAATCAACCAAGGCTTTGTATCTCGCAAAATATCAGTTGCGCAGATTGTCGCGGGGGTGAGCGGCCGGGTAACGGAAAGCCCCAATCCTCCAGCCAGCCCAGGGCGCGGCCAGCTTTGGTTGAACACCAGCTTCCCAAGCGCATCCGTATGGCAGCTTTCACTATATGATGGATCGGATTGGGTCGCTCTTGGGTTTGTGGACAGCATAAACAATACATTTGAATCTCCAGTGCCAACAAAAAACCTACCCATGGGCGGTTTTCGGCATACTGGCGCGGCCAATGGCGTGGCGCGGACGGATTACGCGGCGCTGGGCCAAGCGCAAGACGGCGCCGCTCTGTGGGGTGGCACGGCCACAGGCACAGCCAATGCGCTGACTATCAGCCTGAACCCGCCGATTGCGGCATACGCGGCGGGGCAAGAGTTTCGGTTTATTTCCGGCGCGGCGGCGAATACTGGCGCGGTTACGCTAAACATCAACAGCCTTGGCGCGGTGCCCATAAATAAAGGAAATGGCGCTGTGGCGCTTACCGCGGGCAATCTGCCGGCGCTTTCCATGGTTACGGTGAGGCACGACGGAACGCGGTTCCGGCTGCTTGATCCTGTTGATTCAATTGCCATACCAGATAACGCCGTCACCACGGCGAAGCTCGCAGATACCAGCGTCACCACGGGCAAGCTTGCCTTTGACGGCGGCGCACTATCGGGGGCGCGCAATCGCATCATCAATGGCGACATGCGGATAGACCAACGCTATGCGGGTACCGCCACTCCGAATACCATTAACGGGTATGTAGTAGATCGTTGGTATGTCCAACAATCAGTGACGGGTAAAGTAATTGCTCAACAGAACGCTGGTGCCGTGGCGCCCCCACCCGGCTTTACAAACTACCTCGGGATCACATCGCAGTCGGCATACGCCGTGCTGGCTTCTGATTTCTATACTATCGGTCAAATCATTGAAGGCTTCAATGTTTCCGACCTTGGTTGGGGGACCGCCGCCGCGCAACCAATAGTAATTTCGTTCTGGGTGCGTAGCAGTCTGACCGGCACCTTTGGCGCATCGCTGCGAAATGGTCTTGGTAATAGATCATACCGATTCACCTACGCCGTTAGTGCCGCAAACACCTGGGAACGCAAAACCGTTTCTATAGCCGGTGATACGACTGGCACTTGGAATACCACCAATGGCATAGGTATTAACTTAGAATTCAGTCTTGGAGTAGGCAGCACATTTAGCGGCACAGCAGGCGCGTGGGCAGCAGGAAACCTCCTTAGCGTACCGGGTGCGGTTTCGGTCGTCGGCACCAATGGCGCTACCTTCTACATCACAGGCGTCCAGATGGAACAAGGCACGGTTGCTACGCCCTTTGAGCGGCGGCAATACGGCGCGGAATTGGCGCTGTGTCAGCGGTATTATGAGAGGTTGAGCGGTGGTTTCTTACAAGCCGCAGGAATTGGCGGCGCTACTGTTACAGCAAATTGGCTATTCAAGGTTTCAAAGCGAGCTACTCCGACTGTTACAGGGTACAGTGGAACTGTCCCTACCGTTGGGATTGACGGAGCTTCAACATCGAATACAAGCGCCAGCGCCTTATGGGTCGATGGGTCTGCCGCCTCAGCGGAGTTTTGAGTTATGACCTATACAAACGCACAATATCACAACGATCAATCCGGTAACCCATCAGGTATCCGTGTCGAGGTCAACGGCGTGGTGTCTTTTGTCCCGCTCGCCCTAAGCAACGCCGACTACGAAGCGATCATGGCACTGGTTGCTGCGGGGCAGATGACCATCCAAGATGCACCGGCGCCCCCGCCACCTCCTATACCCACCATTACCGCGCGCCAGCTTCGCCTTGCGCTGCTCGGCCTTGGCCTGACAGGCGCAATGGTGGAGGCGCAGATTGCGGCCATGCCCGGCACCGAGACAGCGCGTGAGGCAGCGCGGATTGAGTGGGAATACGCGACCAGCTACCAGCGCGACCATCAGCTTGTCGTAATGCTTGGCGCTGCGCTCAATCTGACCGAACAGCAGATTACCGACGCTTGGATGGAGGCGGCATCTCTATGACGCTTTTCGTTTCTCCCCGCGTTCACCACGGAGCAACCAAACTATGATGTCTCCCCCGATGGCTGGCGCTTACGCGCCGGGCCGCGATGCCATGCCCACAGGCTCGGGTACGCTCAAGCGCCCTTATGCCGACATGCCGGATCATCCTTCAGCGGCCATGCTTGGTGGGCAGCTAGACCCCGCTTCAGCGGCCAAGGAGCGATTGGCCGGCCTGCCGCCTGACATGCAGGCAATGGTGATGGGTGCGCTTGGTGCTGATCCCCTGGTTGCATCGGCTTTTATGGCGGTGCTGGGGCCGGATTTTGCGCCGATCGTCGAGGAAGCCATGCGAATGTTCAGCGGCGATGCGGCGATGATGGGCGGAATGCAGCCCGGCATGGGTGGCGCCGCGCCTGACCAGCAAATGCAAATGCAAAACGGCGCCGGGATGATTCCCGGCATGATGGGAGGGTAACGCACCATGCTTGGAAAAATTTTTGGCGCCGTCCTTGGCAGCAAAGCCAACAAGAAGGCCGCATCAGCGCAGGCTGAAGCCTCCGATCGGTCGGCACAGATACAGGCCGATGCGCTGCGTGAATCCACGCGGCTTCAAATTGAGGCGAGCGATCGCGCGCAAGCCGAAGCGCGCGGCGCAGCAAATCGCGGGATTGATGCAATCCGGGCCGGCACAATGCGCTTCGCAAGCACGATGCAGCCGCTTACCGAGCGCGAGGCCGAATTTTACACTCCCAACTACCGCCTCGGGCTGACGCCAAACCAAACCCTCGCGCGTGAGGATTTGCAGCGCACGGGCCGCGCATTCATTGCCAAGTCTGGTTTGCGCGGCGCTGGTCGGGCGGGCGCTGCGGCAATCCTGAACGCAGATCAGCGGTTCATGGCCAAGGCGGCGGAGGACAACGACCAACTGAACCGCACCGCCGAATTGACCAATATCAATCTTCGAGAAAGCGCGCGAGACAAACGCAGCGCCGCCACCTCCGATATTGCGCGCATGTTTGCCCAGGAGGGTGGCAGCATTGCCAACATTGAAATCGGGCAAGGCAATAACATTGCCAACAGCATTTCAAATGTGGGCAGCGCCACGGCCAGCGACACGCGGTCCATCGGGCAGGTGCAGGGAAACTCAATCACCAATCAGGCGGATGCGCGGTCGCGCGCCACCCTGGATAACGCAAGGCTGTGGTCTGACCTGGCTGGCGAGGTTGATGGGTTTGTGGGATCGGCGGCGCTGGGAGCGATGGGGGTGCCTATAGGCCCGTTCGCGGGAGGGTCGGGTACGCCAGGGCGCAGGGGTCAGCAGCCGCGCGCTGTGATCTATTAGTGAATTGCGGCTTTTTGAGGGGGTGCCAGAATGTATCGGCCATTAGATTTCATCGGCAAGAACGAAGCCGACGGCGGCTTTGACCGCGGTGTTCGTCGGATGGAAAGACTTGAGCGCGATCTCACCGACGGTGCCATTGACGAGGCAATCCGGCGAGGCTTGCAGCGGTCTCTTGGTGGTGCGCCCGCAGCCGAGCCAGGGCAAGCCCCGGCTGACCCCACGGCGGGCGTTCCGGTCACTCAATCCAGCGTCACGAATGAGGCCGCGCCGGGCTCCTTGCCGCCCCCGGTGCCGGCGCAGGGTGGCGCCGCGCCCCAGCCGGGCGGCGGGGGTATGGCGCAAGCGCCTCGGGCGCGTGGCGGGGCCGGGCTGCTTGAGCCGGTCATGCAGGAATTGGCGCAGGTGCGTGGCGGCGGCCGGGCGGCCCTGGGTGTGGCGCAGCAGGTATCGCAGACTGAGAACCGGCAGCTTGAGCGCGACGAGCGCCTGGCGATGCTGGCGCTACAGCGCGGCGACCTTAGTACGTTCCGCTTTTACGGCAGCCGCGCCGGGATCAATCTGCCGGACGAGGTTCTGAATAATGCGGATCAGCGGCGGCTTATTGGCGAGGCTGGGCTGATGGCAACCCGCATGTATCCGCGCGATGCGGCGCGGCAGCGGAGTTTCATTGACACGTACCTGAACAGCAACGGCGACCTAGCAGCGGCGCGCAATGCGGCTGGCTCTGGTGGTGGCGGTGGCGGTGGGCAGGGTCGCGCGCCGCGCGAGGCAGCGCCGCCGCGCCCGGTTGTGTTGGGGCCGGGTCGTGTGCTTGTTAATCCCCAAACTGGTGAAGTTATTGCTCAGACGCCGCCGACAGAGCGAGGGGGCGGGTCTCGCCCTGCGGCAGAGCCAAGGCAGGGCGCCCGTCAGCAGCAGGAGCAAATACTGCTTCGCGCGGGCATGAGCCCACAGGAGGCCGCCGCCATTGCCGGCGGGGCGCAAGCGTCACCCAATGCCGTTGCCCGTATTTATGAAGCATTGCGCGCATCGGGCGCCACCCAGGCAGACATTGCCATTGCCATGGAACCCTTTGGCGATTGGCGCCGCACTCTTGGCGGAGTGGCATCAGTAGCGCCGCCAGCCGCCGCACCAGCACCGCCGCGACCGGGCTTTTTTGAGCGCAACAACCCTTTTCGCAGCAGCGCGCCGCGCGTGGCGCCCCAGGAAGCGCCCGCGCCGGCAGCGCCGATTGGCCAGAGCGGGATGCAGGCAGAGCCGCCGCCAGCAGCGGGGCGGTCGCGCATTCGCGTCAATGAGAATGGGGAGATCGTCTTTTGATTGAAGTAGAACTCCCTGACGGGCGCATCCTTGAGATTGAGGCTGGCGACGAGCGCGCGGCTGCCCGTGCGGCCAAAGCGTTTCTTGACAAAGAGCGAGGCATAGCCACGCCACGCGCGAGCGGCGCGGGACTGATTGGCTTCACGCCATCCAGCTTCATGTCATTGCCCGAGGCTGAACCGCCGCCGCAACGCCCGGCGCCGGATCTCCCCTTGCCGCCGCAGGCCGAACCAGCGCAGCGGCAGATTGAGGAATACCCAGGCCCGCAGGTGGAGCAAACCCCGCTTTCATTGCGCGGGACGCGAATCAATGAGGGCATTGCTCGCCTGGGCTTTGTCCCTGATCGCGGCCATGAATTGCTGGCAGAAACCGCGCGCCCGCTTCAAATGGATAGCCCCGAATCCTTTGGCGGGCAGCGCATCACCTATGGCGAGGCGACCGGGCTTGAGCGGGCGGGGGATCAGCTTCGTTCGGGCTGGGAGACATTCAAGCAGGGCCTATCCCTAACCGGCGCCAAAAGCATGATGGAAGCCCTCGCCTTGGCCGATAGAGCCGATGGCGGGGCGACCCCTGCGGAAGCGCCGCTTTGGGCCGAATTGTCGCCGGATCAGCGGCAGGGTTTGCGCGATCGTACTGAGCGCGCTTTGGGCGGCGCCATCCAATCGTTCATCAAGTCGCGCGCCGACCAGCAGGAGTTTTTGCGGAACCCCAATGTTCAGGCTCTTGCGGAGGCGGTGGACAGCGGGCGGTACAGGGACGCCTGGCGCATTCTGAGCAGCGATTTCGGCGGTATTGTGCAGCAAGCATCCGTGGAAAGCCTGCCGTCGCAGATCCCGGGGCTTGTTGGCGCGCTGGCGGGCGGTGTGGTGGCGCGCGCCCCTGGGATGCTCACTGGTCAATTCCTGGGTGGCTATGCGGCCGATGTGGGGCCGCGCTTTGTTGAGGCGCTTTCAAAGCGGATGGCGTCTGAAGGCGTGGATGGCGAAGATGGCGCGGCCGTTGAGGCTTGGCTGCGTGGCAACATGGGCGCCATGCGCAAGGAATTTCAGGCGGCACAGCGGGGCGGGTTTGGGCCTGCTCTGGCCGACACGGCAAGCCTTGGCCTAGCGCGGGGGCTGCGGCCTGGCGCTGGGGTGTTCCGCAATACCATGACCGGCCTGCGGAACATGGGTATTGAAATCGGCTTTGAGGGCGCGGGCGAGGCGGCTGCGGGCATCTTCGCCGAGGGCAAGGTGACGCCTTCCGAGGTCTTGATGGAAATGCTCGGTGCCGGGCCGCAAGCGGTTGGCACCACGGCAATCGCCACGCTGCAAGAAGCGCGCAACATGGGCAGAACCGGCGCCCAGGCCATTGAGCCGGTGCCGAACATGACCACAGCCGGAGCGCCAAGCCTGCCGCCGGCGGTAGAAGCGCAGCTAGGCGCGCAGCCCGAGCGCGGCATTGATCGGTTTTTGGGCGAGGCTGATTTCACTGGCCTTGCACAGCCTGTTCCCGGTTCGGCTGGTGGGACCGGCGCGGCTGCGGTTCCGCCCGCGGCGCCCCCATCGGGCGAGCCGCCGCCGCCGCCTGGGGCAACACTTCCCTTGGCGTCTCCCCCAGGCGGGGCGGCGGTCCCCACGGTTCTGCCGAATAACACCCGGCCTTCGCTTGAGGAAGCGCTGAACACCCCGACGCCTACGCCCGAGCTGCAGGAGCAGCAGGCGGCGCAGGAAGAAGCGCAGTCAGAGGCCGATCGCGCGGCCGGGGTTCAGCGCATTGCGGGCAGCCTGCCGCCAGGCTGGACCGTGGACGACGAGGACCAGATCATTCAGGTCTATGACCCGAATGGTATGCCGGTCACGCAGCTCATGCGCCCGCCGGCGACCGAGCAGGATTTCGCGGCGCTTATGACCGGGCTCGCGGCGCAGAATCAGGAAGGCGTGGTTGGCGGCATCTATCCGCAGCCCAACCAGGCGCCGCCCGCGCCCGAAACGCCGCCAAGCGCCCCGGCTGCGCCAGAGGCAGCACCCACGCCGCCGCAGAGTGAGGCGCCCTCACAGCCTGCGCCAGAACCGCCCCAGCCACCCGCCACGCCCGCGCCCGCGCCCGACGCCATCACGCGCCGCATTGAAACTGCGGCACGGCGCCTGAACATCACCTTGGCGCCAGGCGATGTTGCTGCGGTGCAGGGCTACATGGCGGAAGAAGGCTTGTCGGTTGACGCGGCCCTGCGGCGCGTTGCCCAGGAAGCCGAGGCACCTTCGGCGCCTGAGCAAGACGCAGGAGAAGAACCCAGCCAGCCCCCGCGCCAGGTGCGCAGCAGCGAAGAACTTGCCGCAGCCCTTGAGGCTGGCGCCGTTGCGGCGACACCATCAGGAACAACCTACGAACTCGCCAGCGATCCGCCGTTCAAGTCATTTCCCGAGAATTGGTATGTTAATTACGCCGGATCAGGCGGATCGGGCGCCATTGCGGTGCAGAGCAGGCTTGAGTCTTGGACAAGAGAGCAGGCCATCGCTGCGGCGGTGCGGCATTCTTTGGGGCAAACCAGCCAACCCCAAGCGCCAGCGCCCCAGCCGGAGCCCGAGGCGCCCCAGGATCGGCCCTCTACGTCACAGCCCCCTGCCCCAAATGTCACAACTCCTGCGCCGACCCCAGGCAATCCAACGGGTTCCGATGGGGAGAATGTCACAAGTCCGGCGCCCGATGTCACAACTCCGGCGCAGCCAGCGGCGCCAACTGCCCCGGCCTCCGACCTTGAGGCCCGCAAGGCAGCGGCCAAAGCCAAGTTTGCCGCGGCCATCAAGGCGTCCGGCCAGCGCGTCAACGCGGGGATTGATCCCTCGGTGCTGGCTGCTGGCATTGAACTCGGCCTGATTTATATTGAGGAAGGCGTGGTGAAGTTTCGCGCCTGGGCGCGGGCGGTGCTGGCCGATGCGGTTGAGATGGGCCTTGACCCCGAGGCGGTGAAGCCCACCCTGAAACCGATTTACCTTGCCACGAGTGCCGAGGTTGCGGATGATGTGGCCGACCTGATGGATGATCGGGCGGCTGTTCGCGCCTTTGACTTTTCCACCCTCGACCAGCCGGAAGCGCCGACCGCCGTACCGAATGCCGCGCCGACGCGCATTGTGGCGGAACGTGATCCCGAGACCGCAGGCAGCGACCGCCGCGCGACAATTTTCACGCCATCCGGCATACCCATTCAAGTCACCTATGAGGTGCACGACGTGTCCGCGCTGGTCGTGTCAAACGACGACAACGGGCGGCCCAATCCCGACTATCCCCAGGAATTGCAGCCGCGCGACCGCACACGGGCCGCGTCAATGGCGCAGGTTGCCAGCATGGCGCAGGGACTAAACCCGGCGCTGTTGGGCGAAAACCCCTCAACGGCAGACGGCGCCCCTGTTGTCTCGCCGGAAGGTGTGGTGGAAAGCGGCAACGGGCGCACCATGGCGCTGCGCCGCGCCTACGAAGAAGACATGCCATCGGCCCAGGCGTACCGCGAATGGCTGGAAGGCCAGGGCTACGACACGGCCGACATGCAGGCCCCCGTTCTGGTGCGTGTGCGGCAGACCAAGATGGATGACGCGGCTCGGGCCGAATACACCAGGGCCAGCAACGAGCGCACCACACTCGCTATGTCGCCCGTTGAGCGCGCCGCTGCCGATGCCCAGGCGCTGGGCTCGGCCATTGAGAAATTCCGGGGCGGAAGCGTCACTTCCGCCGAAAACCGGCCCTTTGTTGTGGCCTTCATGAATGAAGCCGTGGCCAAGGCAGACCGCGCCGCAATGATGGACGGCGACGGCGCCATCACGCAGGACGGCCGGCGCCGCATTGAAGCCGCATTGCTCCAGGCGGCCTATCGCGACGGCACGCTTGTTGCCGAGGTGTTTGAGGCCGGCGACAGCGACATCAAAGCCATCGGTGGCGCGCTGCTGGACGTGGCGGGGACCTGGGCGCTCATGCGCCGGGAGGCCGACGCAGGCTTGATCGCGCCGGGTGTGGACATCACGCCGGACCTGCTGGCCGCAGTCAGCATCGTGCGCCGGGCTCGCGACAGCAACACGCGCATCGCTTCCCTAATTGGGCAAGCCAGCATTTTCGAGGATCAAGCCTCGCCGCTTACGCTTGGCTTTCTGGCCACGATGTTCCGCGACACGGAATACACGAAGCCCCGTGGCCGCGATGCCGTAGCAACAATTCTCTTGGATTATGCCGAGCAGGCGCGCAAAAGTCAGCCGGGCGTAAATCTTCTGGGCGATCCAGAGATCGGCGGCGCCCAAATTCTGAGGATCATCAATGAGCGGATCAAGCGACGCGACGAAGAAGCCCGCAGCCGAAAAGGCGGCGGCCCCGACCTCTTTGGTGGCGGAACGGATGCTGGCGACGGCAATGCTCCGCCAGGCCCGAGCGGAGGACGACCCCCTTCTGGTCCAGCGGGCGCAGGATCTAGCGACGGGGCGGGCGCCCAAAGCAACGAAGTAGGAGGCAGCAATGCAGCAAGCACCCTGGGAAATCTGGAATCAGGTGGCGGCCAGCCAGCCGCTCAATCCGTTCTGGCGGGAAGTGATGGCAACCCCACCGGAGGAAATGGAAGCGGCAGTGGCGCGGGTGGACGCGCTGGCGGAACGCTCGACGCAGGACAACCGGGTGATTCTGGCTCATCGGTTGGTAGCCCCCCTGCTGGTGGAGAACGAGGCGATTTCGGGTTTTCTGCTGGAAACCCAGCAGGGAGCCTTGAGGGCATCGCTGCCGGAGGTGATTTCGATGGCCGAGGCGATCTCCTTGGCCTCGATGGAGTATCGTCTGGATCGGCGGCAGGCGGTGCAGTTGCGCCGAGCCCTTCGGGGAACCTTAGCCGCGACCAAGCCTTAGCCGCGCAGCGCGCGGCTGAAAGCCTCGCGCTACAGCCTGGCATCACCAACATCCGCGCCACGCTGCCGGTGCTTTTGCCCGGCCAGCAGGAGGATGTAGCCAAAACCGAGGATCGGTTTGCAAAGCCGGACGGGTACGGGATGCTGTTCACCAACGGCACCGGCACTGGTAAAACCTACACCGGCTTGGGCGTCATTAAGCGGTTCCAGCGCCAGGGAAAGACCAACATCCTGATCGTCGTGCCCGACGAAAAAGTAGGCAGCGATTGGGCAAACTCGGGCGGCGATCTTGGCCTGAAGATTACGCGCCTTGCTGACACCAAAGATGCCGGCAAGGGCATTGTTGTCACCACTTACGCCAATTTCGGCCAGAACGCCGCGCTGGCCTCGCGCTCTTGGGATCTCGTTGTCGCGGATGAAGCGCACAACCTGATGAAAAGCGGTGATGCGTCTGTGACCAATGCGCTTTCCGCGCTTCGGGCGCTGACGCTCCATCCAGACGGCGCCTTGGCCCTGCATGACATGGAAAACCAAGAGGCGGTTGGTGAAGTCTTTGCGCTTGCTGAAGAATTGAGAGTGCTTCGTAGGCAAGTGAGCGTGGCTGGAGACCGGACTGGCCAACTGGCAGCACAGATTGGGCGGGTTGAGGCAAAGCTGGACCCGCTCACAAGCCGCCTGGCTGAAAGCCGGGCTGCGGTAAAACGGCGCGTGATGGAATCGCAAGGGGCCGCGCGCCCCCGCGCTATGTTCCTGAGCGCCACGCCCTTTGCCTACGAGAAGAACATTGAATGGGCGCAGGGCTATCTCTTTGAGTATGGCGCCGAGCCTGAAAGCAGCGGCTACAACACGCCGTCCGCGCAGCAGCGGTTCATGATTGAGCATTTCGGCTATAGCATGAAGACGGGCAAGCTGAACGAGCCCGGGCCGCTTGTGGACCGCGGCCTGATGCAGCGGGAGTTCAACACATGGCTGCGCCGCGAGGGTTCACTGTCCGCGCGCAAGCTAGACGTGGACGCTGACTACGACAGGCGGTTTGTTCTCATTGACTCGCGTATCGGCAACCGGGTGGATGAGGCGCTTTCGTGGATCAGTGAAAGCCGACGCGCCGACAGTAAAAACATGCACTGGGGTACGCTGGAAGCCACGATTGACGAGCAATTTGACTACCTCGCCCGCATGTATTTCCTAGAGGCAATCAAGACCGAGGCGTCCATCCCAATTGTCCAGAAGCATTTGGACCTGGGCCGCAAGGTGATCGTGTTTCACGATTTCAAGGGCGGCGGCGGCTTCAATCCTTTTGATGTTGACGAAAAGCGGTTTGTTGGTTCGAGGGTGGGCGACGACGCGGCCAAGGCTCGTTTGGTTCTCGGCAAGTTTCGCACGGAATTTGCCGATCTTATCGGGGCTGCCTTCAGCAACATGGAAGCCCCGGTGCGGGCGTATCGGAAAGCTTTTGGAGGCAAGGCGCTTATCGTCAACGGCGACGAAAAGCAGCGGGACAACTTGGCGCGCTATGCCAAGTTCCAAGACGACGCATCCGGGTCGGTTGTCTTGCTGGTGCAGTCAGCCAAGAACGCCGGCTGGAGCGGCCACGACACGACGGGAAAGTATCAGCGCGTCATCCTGAACCTCGGGTTGCCGGTCGCGCCCACGACCGCAATCCAGCAGGAAGGCCGCGCCTACCGCACGGGCCAGGCATCCAACGCAATCCTGCGCTACATGAACACCGGCACGAATTGGGAGCGGTTTGCTTTTGCCAGCAAGATTTCCGCGCGGGCATCCACCGCCGAAAACCTGGGCATGGGCGAGGATGCGCGGGCGCTGAAGGACGCCTTTATCGGGGCGTTTGAGGCCGGCGACAATTTTGAGCCAGGGCACGAAGGCGAGGGCATTGGCGGCAAGGAAGCCGACCGCCTTAGCAATGCGTCCCCCACGCCGTTCGGCCGGGCCAAAGCCTACTACTTCGGGCAGCAGAAAAAAAACCCCCGCACCAAATCGCAGGAGGGCAATGACTACTTTGCCACCCCTGAGCCCCTGGGGCAGCGCATGGTGGCCTGGGCTGACGCTCGCGGCGGCAATGCGGTTCTGGAGCCCTCGGCAGGCCACGGGGCCATTGCCCGCTGGTTTGGTGACAACCTCGCCCGCACCGCCATTGAGCCGTCCAACGCGCTGCGCGCCAGGCTGGCAATGGTGATGAACCCGGAGAGCGACCGGCTTCTTTCCTCCACCTTTGAAGACCTCAACATCGTCAATAAGTATGACGTGATCGTGATGAACCCACCTTTTGGCGTGGGCGGTAAAATGGCCATAGAGCATCTGGCCAAGGCTGCGAATCACCTGCGGGGTGGCGGCCGTATCGTGGCCTTGATCCCGATCGGCCCTGCGGCAGACAAGCGGTTTGACCAGTGGCTCTACGCCAACGATGATAAGGGGCGCAGCACGAACCCGGATCTACACTTCGTCGCCGACATTCGCCTTCCGACTTCAACCTTTGAGCGAGCCGGCACCAACGTCGCCACGCGCATCGTCATCATTGACAAGCAATTAGACAAGGCGGCAGCCGGCCGGATTGGCACCACGCAAACCGTGGATATTTCGGACGCCTCCAACGTCACCGCGCTTTTCGACAGAATTGAGAACATGGAGATGCCGCTGCGGCAGCTTGCGGTCCCTGCCGCGCGCACCCCGCCGCCCCCCGCCTATGGTGCCCCGATTACGCCGCCTGCCAATGGAGTGCGTACCCCGGCCCAAGAGCCCGCTGGCACTGTTGAGCGCGGCGACGAGCCAATCATTGAACACACAACGCAGAGCGGGAAGGTGCTGCGCGGCATTGTCCGCAAGGGCATCACGCGCGCGCAAGCCCGCGCGCTGGACCTCTACACCTTCCCCAAGGACGGCGGGTTTTTCATTCGGGAAAAGCACCTGAAGCCGCCATCGCCTGCGACGCCCCCGGAGACCGATGACGGCACCGGCTCCCTCTACGCCAACCCCTTCGACCCCGCTTTGTTCATGCGGCTGTTTGGTCGCCCAGCCGGGCGGGCGGTGCGCGCGGCGGCGGCGGGTATGCGGGAGCGCAACGTCGCGGCGGTCAAGGAGAATTGGGCCGACACTCGGCTGCCGCCTGGCGTTGTGGTGGACGATCCTGCGCAGATGCGTGATCTGACGCCGTTTCTGTCTGTCCTGCGCAGGCCCAGCCGCATGTTTCGGAAGTGGCCTGCGGTTGCGGCCCTGGTGGATCAGGGCATTGCGGCCGAGCGGCGGATGAATAACTGGCAAACCCGCATGGACAAGCGGGTGGAACTGACCTTGCGGACCCTGGAAAAGCAGAAGGGAGACCGCGCCAAGGTGACGGCGGCGCTGTTTGATGCTGACGCCAATGAGGTTGATATTGCGAAGAAAGACGTGGCCGACAAGCACTTTGCCGCC